AAGCTATCCTTGATGCTATTAACTGGCAATCAGAGAAACGAGCTACTTTAGAGGACTTTTTCGCATGAGTAATTGGGTCGACGATTTTGGATTTAGTGCTGGCGATGAGATGCCAGCACAACAACCAATACAAATAGATACATCACCTATTTCAGAAGACGTTGAAGGAATCAACGATAATGTATTACGTATTGAAAAATCAGTAAAGGCTTTTCAAGTTTTATTAAACCAACTTAACCAAAAACTTGATGGTATTATCAGTACAGATGAAGAGAACGAAGAAGTGATCAAGCAGCGTAAGTTTTATATGGATGCTTTGGCAGATAAAAAAGTAAAAGCCATGGCTGACATTTTAGGTCCACTTCTCTCTAGTCTGTATAGAACACAGAATCAAGCATACATTCACTGGCCAAATAGAGGACCTGTTATTCAACAACAAATGGATATGATGAAAGCAATTCTCGATGGCACAGCATTCGAAGGAGAAAAAGAATGAAAAACTGGATTATTAAACGATTAGGTGAACGTACTACACTAGACGGAGCAGTATTAGTAGGCGCTGGCGTAGCATTTTTGATCTTTAAACCTATTGCTTCTATTGTTGCATACGGTGCTATTGCTTATGGCGCATGGACAATATGGAAAAAAGAATCTTGACTTTTGAACCAGATCCAGGTACAATATAATATATTTTAAAATATGAGGTGAATATGTCTGACTTTTTCCGTGGTATGGTGAAAGAACTTAATGATGAAAATACAACAATTGCAGAAGATGGTCTTAGTAGTTCAGAGTTTTCTGGAACGGTTGATACTGGTTCCTATATTCTCAATGCTGCTCTCAGTGGATCTCTTTATGGGGGTGTTCCTAATAATAAGATAACTTGTTTTGCCGGAGAATCCGCTACAGGCAAGACTTTCTTTGTTATGGGGGTTGTTAAGCAGTTTCTTGATGATCATCCTGATGCTGCAGTGTTTTATTTTGATACAGAAGCTGCTGTAACAAAGGATATGATGAAATCTCGAGGTATTGATACTTCTAGAGTAATTATCTCCGAGCCTGAAACTATTCAAAAGTTTCGTCATACAGCACTACAGATTATCGATAACTATTCTAAAACATCTGAAAAGAACCGCCCTCCAATGATGATGGTTCTTGATAGTTTAGGACAGCTGTCAACAACAAAAGAAGTTGAAGATACGGCTTCTGGTTCTGAAACAAAAGATATGACGAAGGCTGCAGTACTAAAAGCTACCTTCCGTGTCCTCAATCTTAAACTTGCAAAAATAAATGTTCCGTTGTTAGTTACTAACCACGTCTATGAAGTGGTTGGATCGTACATTCCAACAAAAGAAATGTCTGGTGGATCTGGTCTGAAGTATACAGCTTCGCAGATTGTATTTCTTGGCAAGAAGAAAGAGAAAGATGGAACAGAGATTGTTGGTAATATTATTAAAGTCAATATGGTCAAGTCTCGTTTTACTAAAGAAAACAAGAAGATTGAAGTTCTTTTGACTTATGACAAAGGATTGAATCGTTATTATGGGCTACTTGATCTCGCTGAAAAATATAATATCTTCAAGAAAGTCTCTACAAGATATGAGCTACCAGATGGCTCAAAAGTATTTGGTAAATCAATTAACAAAGAACCCACAAAGTACTTTACACAAGAAATTATGGATCAGCTTGAGGAAGCTGTCAAAAAGGAATTTATGTATGGTGCTGATCAAGAGGCACCCGTGGAGGATTACGATGACCCATCCGAAGTATCAAGTGAACAATCAGCAAGCTGATAAAGAAACAGCACCAATACAAATACTTGAAGGAAAGTTTGTAGACTTTGTTTATAGGTATGGCACTATTAAAGTTGGTGAAGAAGAGGACCAAGAGGGTAATCTCCCTCTAATATTTGATTATGTTTTGTTAGAAGCTCCTGAAAGTTTTGAAACAAAAGATGAAGATGCAGACAAGAAAGAGTTCGAACAAGTCGTAGGAGATATACTATATGATATTGTAGCGAACCAGGATGGAAGGTTAGGGAATGACAATAGAAACGACGATACTAAGCAATCTAGTTAAAGATGAAAATTTCGCACGTAAAGTTGTTCCGTTTGTCAAGACCGATTATTTCCAGAATGTCGCAGAAAGACTAGTATTCAATAAGATTCATGATTACATGAATGAGTATGGTGGAGCTCCATCTGCTGATACTATTTTAATTGAGCTACAAAATGATCAGTCGTTATCTGAATCAGACTATACTGTATCAGTATCTCTTGTAGATAGTTTTAAAGATTATACTGATGATCATGAACGTGAGTGGTTAGTTAATAAAACTGAACAGTTTTGTCAAGAGAAAGCAGTATACAATGCTATCATGGAATCGATTCATATCATAGATGGTAAAGCTAAGAAACAAAAAGATGCTATTCCTTCTATTTTATCTGATGCCCTCAGTGTTAGTTTTGACAATCATATTGGCCACGATTTTCTAGATGATTATCAGCTTCGCTATGATTTTTATCACAGGGTCGAAGAACGCATTCCCTTTGATATTGACTATTTGAATAAGATTACCAAAGGTGGTGTTCCAAACAAATCTTTGAATATTATTCTTGCTGGTACTGGTGTTGGTAAATCTCTTGCAATGTGTCATTTTGCTGCAAGCAATCTGATGGATGGTAAGAATGTACTGTACATTACTATGGAGATGGCCGAGGAAAAGATTGCTGAACGTATTGATGCAAACTTGATGGATGTTCCGTTGGATCAGTTGATGGAGTTGCCTAAGGACATGTACGACAAGAAAATTGAAAAACTTCGTGGACGTACTCCAGGTAAACTCATCATTAAAGAGTATCCAACAGCTGGTGCTCATGCTGGTCACTTTAGACATCTTGTGAATGAGCTAAAGATCAAAAAGGGTTTTGAGCCAGATATTATCTATATTGATTATCTTAACATTTGCGCTTCTTCTCGTATGAAAGGTCTGGGGGGTTCTGTAAACACATATAGTTATATCAAGTCTATTGCAGAAGAACTCCGTGGTTTAGCAGTAGAAAAAAATGTTCCCATTTGGTCGGCAACACAAACGACACGCTCAGGTTATAGTTCATCAGATGTTGGTTTGGAAGATACATCAGAATCGTTTGGTTTGCCTGCGACAGCTGACTTGATGTTAGCAATTATTAGTACGGAAGAACTTCAAGATCTAGATCAGGTTATGGTTAAGCAATTGAAGAACCGTTATAATGATCCTACAATGAATAAAAGATTTGTTGTAGGTATTGATAGAGCGCGTATGAAACTTTATGATGTTGAAGAAAGCGCTCAGGATGGTTTGCTTGATGGACCAATTATGGACAATACAAAATTGGGTGAAGCTATAATGATGAATATTCTCCCAAGAAAAAGTTTGCAAAGAAAGATTTCAGTGCGTTATTTTAATAGATTTTAATAAATAAGTGATGAAACAACAACTAATCTTGGTCTCTGCATTTCTCTTGTCGGCTTGCGATCTGCAATTACCTAAAAATAACACTAGAGTAATTGATACAGCTTTGCAATATAAAGGTCTTCATGAAGTAGAAGATAAACAAGTATTGCAACAGTATCTTGGAATAGATCCTTCTCGGATAGAATGGTGTGCTGCTTTTGTTAATAATGTGTTGGATGAAAGTGGTATTGCCAGTATTGAAGCTGAAGGCTACGAATATCCTTTGTTAGCTAGAGGATATTTCACTTGGGGGTATGGTGTTGATAAATCGCAAATCCAGTTTGGTGACGTTGTATTATTTTCAAGAGGCACGGCAGGCTGGCAAGGACACGTTGGCTTTTATGTGGGGACAACCCATGATGGTTTGTGGAACATCCTAGGTGGGAATCAAAACGATAAGGTTGGAATTGATAGCTTTAGACCTGAGTATGCAATGCAAGTAAGACGTCATACTGAATTTAGCCACATTTACCAAAAAAAATAAAAAAAAGTTGTCGAATCGCGTTGACATTTTCTCAATAATGCTTATATTGATAGTATGAGAAGGAGAGATAAAATGACAAAGTTTGACAAAACAAAATTTTCATACCACGGTGGTTACCTTGAGTACACAGGTAATTATGAAGGTCAGCCTACATGGGATCAAGTAGCTCCTAACTGCCATCCTTCACGAGTAGGTAAGCCAAAAGAATTGTTTATTGCTCGGTTCAAATATAGTGGTCCTTTTACAAAAGCAAAATTTGTAAAGGAGTTGTGCAAATCTTTCACTGTTGAAGAATATGTTCAAGCTCGTAATAAAGAAGGAATCGACTCATCTCCTCTTACAATTCTAAAAAATAAAAATCCTGATTGGTATTGTAGAATCGTAGAAGCATTCAGCGGACGTTCACTCCGCTGAAAAAAAATCAAAAAAAGTCTAAAAAGCTGTTGACAATTTTTGAAAAATGCTTATATTAGTATTAGGAAATGAGGAGATACAAAATGTACACATATAGCGATAATATTATTTCAGATCTTCACAAAGACGCGCGTGGGTATCGCCCAGGTGAATGTTTTTGGGAAGAATGGACACAATCTCTAGCCAATGCTAAACAGCGGATTTGGGACATGTTGTGCGACGAACTAGAGTGCAACAACATTGCTCAATAGGCTGCCGAAGAGCAGGCTATTGTTAGTTTCCGCAAAAGTGTAGCAGGTGTTATGAAGGTTGTCAACTGCAATTGGAAATCTGCATTGCGCCACCTGGCTATTGCCGAAGATTGCAACATTGAAGAAAACAGTCAAGAGTTTGACCAGTTTCTTTGGAAGCAAGGCATCGGTTATCAAGACAGAGCTAACATTCGTAAACTGTTTAAGGAGGCTGTGTAATGTTTAAAGTAATCACATATAAAGATAAAAAAATCGTTGACAAATTC